CATGACTCTATACTTGCAGAAGGTAGAGAAGATTTAGTAGATGAATTATATTCATCTACTAAATCTTCTCTAACTTCTGCAAGTATTGAGTCATGAACTAGAGCAAATATCTTAGCGTCCATGCCAGACTTTACGATATACTTCTGCATATCAATACCTCCCAATAGGTTGATGTCTGATGCAACTGATTGAACTAGGAAGTTGATTCCTGACCTAACTTCATGCGACGCGATTGCTTTATCTTTTGATTTAGCATTTTCTAATCTTCTCTTTCTACCTAATAAACTATAGATATGTCCATTCATTTTTATACTCTCTTGTGATACAGTCAACCACTTCTTCAAATCTGAGAACGAGGCGAAATAATCACTGATAACTCTGTTTGCTTCTCCAACTGAGAACTCTTTACCACTATCCTTAGTAACCTGCCAACTAATTTTACTTGGGCCAGCACCATACATGATACCGAATGTTACGGCTTTTGCTTGTTGACGCTTGTCTGAATAATACTTATCAACATCTTCTACTTCACATGGAAGTTTGAAAACTTGTTTAGCAATCGTACTATGGAAGTTGCCTCCGCTCTTGAATACATTCTGTAAGTTTTTATCTCCTGCCAAAACTGCGGCAACATACACCTCTGCAGTAGTTAAGTCCATTGCAACAATCTTATAACCAGGTCTTGCCTTTATACAACCTTTTACGGTTGGGTTATCTCTTGGTAACTGTTGCATGTTGAGTTTACCACTAGAGGATAATCTACCAGAGGTCGTGCCATGTAGATTGAAGTTTGTACGCAATCTACTATCCATGTCCAAGTTAGGTATAATTTTGTCCAAATATGTACTCTTTATCTTAACTTTCTGTCGAATCTCTAAAATCAACGCAGGCACAGGGTGTTCTTCTGCAAGTTGTCCTAATACTTCTGCATCTGTGGAATCAGCCCCAGTTCCTGTTTTCTTACCCGTTGGGGTCAAGTTTAAACAATCAAACAATACTTCTCTAAGTTGAAGTGTACTGTTTGGATTGAACGGTGAGCCTTTCTGTTTTTCATACTGTACAATCTCTGGAAACTCATATAGTTTATCTATTGCTTTCTGTATATCTACTGTCATGACTGCCTGTGCACTTCTTAATCTTTCTTCGTCAAAAGGTACACCATTTTCTTCTATCTCTTTCAAGAATGTACAACCTTCAAGTAGTATGTTCTCATATACCCAATTAAGTTTTTTGTTTGTGATGATTGCTTTCTTCATCTTTTCATACAACATAAATGTTACTACTGCGTCCATTGCAGCATAGTCTTTCATAATCTCAAATGGAATCAAATCATAACTGAAAGATTCTTTGAGTATGCCATGTTGTTTACGATAGTTGTCTATAAAGTCACCAAGTGGTCTTTCATAATCGCCATATGGTGTATGTTTTAGTGCGAGTTGTTTTAGACCATGAGTACCAGGTTGCTCATCAAACATATAGTGCATGAGCATAGTATCTTCATATCTAGGAAACTTGAAACCAAAATGATACTCAAACCATTTCATATCAAACTTGGCATTGTGAAATACAACTATCTTCTTGTCAAAGAGTTGTTGCATAAGTGTTTCTGCTCTATCATCTATACACTCACAATCAACATAAACTCCGTGTTCTGATTTGTATGACATAGAGAAACCTAGCATATATCCATCTCTGCAATATAATGCAGATGTCTCGGAGTCAAGTGCTATGTATTCATTGTCATGATTAAGTGCATCGTCTAGATACACAAGTAAGTCCGCAGTTTGTGTTATACCATAGCAATCTTCTTCAGGAAGTTTCTCCTGTTTCAAATCACCACTAATGTATCCTTTGATACTCTCTACTGCTTCTTCAAACGGTTTGACTGCGTCAGGTTTGAATCTAATAATTGAAGGGTTCATGAGAGGTAAAAACTTATCGTCTACTAACTTACCATTGTAAGCAGTTATAGAACTAAGTTTAGTGTACATTTTAAATGCCTCACTTCCAATCAGTATAACCCAATCAAATTCGTCAATATCTATTTCGATATCAACATCTCTTTTTAAAATTTTCTTTTTACTACTGTCTGAACACAACGCAAAACGGTCAAAGTCAAACTCAAACCATTTGTGAAAGTCCGTGCTAGACGGTGTTGTTTCTATTAATGCTATTTTATCCATATAATCTCTTGCTAATTCTGTTTACTTGGTCTTTTACTAAGCCGCCTGGGTCTGCACCCTCTGGTAATGTTACTATCTGTACTGACATACCTAACTCTTCAGCAGTTCCTTTTACTTTCTCAGCGGCTGTTCTACCTGCTTCATCGCCATCATACATAATATCAATACCACTTACTCCTTGCATTTTGAGTAGTGATAACTTTACCCAATTCATTTGTTGTGTGCCAAAACAACACACAGTATTCTTGAGACCTTTATCCCAAAGGTTGAGAGCATCGAATATGCCCTCCACCAATATAACTCTGTTCTGGATAGGTTTTACCTTTGCTGGACAGAATGGCATTTCTACACCACTTGGGTAGATATAATACTTATCAGACCCCATTCCGTTTATCAGCCTACCTATCAAGGCAACCGTTTTCCCTGTAATATCTCTAATCGGGAAGATGATACGACCTTCGAACTTAGGAACGTTCCATGTGAACGCGTCCCATATATTGAGAGTTTCCTCACTAATGTTCCGAAAGCCGCCACCTTTCCATGCTAGTCTATCCTTAGGGAGTTGGATACCGACAGTTTGACTTCTTGTTTTTTCTACTTTCTCTTTTAACTTGTGTAATCTTACTTCTAGTGGACTTGATGGTGCACCAAAGTGTGTGAATAGATTGCCCTTGAATCCGCACGAGAAACAATGCATAATGCCTGTGATACGGTCAACCCTCAAACTAGGGTTTGTGTCGTCATGTTCAGGATTCAAACATAAAATCTTAGCGTCTTTACCACTAAGTTCGTAATGTATTCCCTTTTCTCTTAATAAATCTTCAGCAATCATAATTATATATATTATAACAAAAATTTAAGTTTTTGTCAAGAACTATTTTTCTTCTCCATAATACTCTACTTGTGAAAGACGAGTAGATAATACTACTGTTGTTTCAGTAAACTCAACACGATATCCTCCGCCTCGAGATATAACTGTTACAGGGTGTTTGCCCTTAGACCACCAGTATGCCGCAGCAACAGTTGCTGAACCACAACTTGGTACTTGTCCTACGCCTTTCTCTTTTGTATTTATTTCTATTACATCATCAGATACTCTCATTATCTGTGATTCGTTTATATCATGGTCAGTCCATTCATCTACTATCCAATGAATGATAGTCCTATCTCCTTGATAGCACTCTACAAAACCATGTTCCCAATCAGCAGTTGGTAATTTTTCTTCTAATGAAACTATGGTGGAGCATGGGAGACTCGAACTCCCGACCTCCTGCGTGCAAAGCAGGCGTTCTCCCAACTGAACTAATGCCCCGTTATAACAAGCAGGTGCTGTACTGCCATCTACATTAAAATATTCTATTCCGTTTTTTCCACCAGTCCATATCCACTGATGATACCCCTCAAATCGTTGAGGAATTTTATCACTAATTACGAACTTTTGTTTGTTGATTTGGATTTGTGTTTCCAATCTAATTCATCTCCTAATCTTTCGTACTCCCTGAACTTTTCATCATTCTCATAGTACATACTTTTCCAAACCAGTTCTGCCATTTGAAACCAAATAGCAACTGCTTTATCTCTAAACTCTTTATCTCCCCACAAATAATAATGTAACCACCACTCTTTATCAAATCGACAGACTCTTACTTCTTCGTCCCACAACTCTGGTAAGTCTACTAGACATCTTAGTCTTTGACTACCTGCTATTGGGTACCAGTTTGGCATACATAAAAACGGGGAGCGTATGCCTTCTTTTGCTAATGCTTCTTGTAGTGGTTCATTTAAGGGAACACCTCGTATGTTCTCTTGTACTTTTGGTTGTTCTAATAACCACCCAACTCTTCTAACATACCAAGTATGTGGTGCCAGTGGTATTAGTTCTGCTGTTTCTCTACTTACTCTATCATCTGCCATTTAAAATCTCCAGTTCCCTCTCTATTGCTTCAATTCCTTTTTCTATTATTTTTAGTTTTGTTTCTAAATGCACTTGCATAGCGTCGTCATGAGGGACTTCCATACCATCTAAGTATGCTCTTTTATAAAATATTTCAAGTGCTGTTTTGTCTAACTCTCTTAGTTTTTCTAATAATGTTCCTGATATTTTAGAGGTCGTATGTGCTTTCATTACTACTTATTGCCTCTTTTAGTTCTTGTTTTTCATCGGGATCCATTGCTGTCTGGGGTCCAATACTTAGTGTCTCCCAGTCCATTGTGCTGATGAAAGGCTGGACTCTACCATTCCTCATCTTATCACATTTAAATTTAATACATTGTTGTTCTTCTCCCCAATGTTGCACACTATATGCAGCATCAACTGCATCTAATATACCTTTGGCGAATCTTGCCTCACCTTTCTCATTAGTCTGGAAAGCAGAAAGCACAAGGCATTTATTATCCTGTGCTAACTGCTTTAGACCCTTACTGATTTCAATTTGTTCTGTCCAATCATATTGACCAGAACGACTTGGTACTGTATGGCGTTTTACTTGGTTAAGATAGTCAACAATAATCATACCCAAATCAGGCATAGTTGCCATCTTCTGTCTTACTGTACTAATAATTTTAGCAAGTGTAAGACCTGGGTCATAGAATACATCTATCTGAGCAGTATCGTTCAAGGGTAATCTGTTCAATGCTAGATTGAACTTATCGAAATCTCTATCAGATTTATACTGAGTAAGAGCATCGCTACCATCTTGTCGTCTTGCTGCCCACCATTCTGCTACTCTATTCCATTCCTTTTCATAAAGATTTTTCTGTTGTAATCTTCGAATTGGAACTCCTGTTGAAATCGCACACATTCTTTGCAGAATAGAACGACTATCCATTTCTATTGTAAAGTAGAGAACAGAACGCTTTTTCTCATGCGCTCTCACTGCTACATTACAACAAGTAAATGATTTACCACCACCACGCATACCACCGATAACTACCAAGTCTTTGGGAGAGAATTGAAAACTTAAATCATAGTCTTGATTCAAGCCTAACGGTAAGTATTTTTTCAAATCTTCGTCTGTATCGAATAGTTCTATGTTCTCCATAGATTCACCATCTTCTGTGGTTTCTACTCGGTCTTCAACTTGGACAACTATCTCTTGTAGCAAGTCTATATTTTCTCTTGCATCTGAAATAGCGATTTGATTGTCCACAAAATCTTCTACCCTGTCTAGTATCTCATTCTGTGTAAACTGATTTTTTAGATAGTCTAATAGAATATATGCAGGCACATCTGTTTCTACAGTTTCTATTGCGTGTATCTTTTCTTGTAAATCTCTGGAGCGAATCTCCATTTTTAAATCCTCGAATGAGGGTAAGGTATGATATTTTAGGGTGTGTTTATCCACCACAGTCCATATCTTCTGATATTCTCCCTGCGGTAAATAGTGTTGTTTTAATCTATTCCATGTGTCAAAGTCACCAGAACCGATTATCTGTTTTAACAGTGCGCTTTCTAAAGTCAATGAATGTTTCTCCCAAATACAACATAAGACAAAAAGGCGAGCCATAGCCCGCCTTCTTACTTAAATCATTAACCGATTTCTTTTCTTGCTGCGCCGTTATAGTCTGCACATTGTAGACCTCTCCTTGTAAGCATTGTTTTAACGCCTCTTGGAGTTTTTCCAATTTCATCAGCAATATCTTCTACTGACATATCAGAAATATCTAAGTCTGCAAGTGGGTCTGCTTTGCTTGACCCTTTAGTGACTTCTTGCTTAGGTATAGCATTGATTTGTCCTGCTCTAAGTAATGATAAAGCCTTACCTCTGATTGAGTTTACGCTTCTGCCCATGCTTTCTGCGATTTGCTCAATGAAAGCACCATCGTTAACCATGTCAACAAAAGTTGCTTCTTCTTCATCAGAATAAGTTTTAACAGTTTCAACTTTAGGAGCGGGTTTTACATGCTCTGTAAGTTGCATAGAAAGGATTTTACCTTGAATACTTTTTGCGGAGAAATGTCCGTTTTCAAAGTTTTCTGCTATTTCAGCATATGTGTACTGACCTGAATTGTCAGTAACGAAGTTAGAAAGAGTTGCTTCTTGCTCGTCTGAAAAAGACTTACTTGCTGCACTTGAAGCCAATTCGACTTCATATCCCATCTTTCTTAATTTAGAACTAACACTTCTTACTGAAGTTTCTAGTTCATCAGCAGCGTCTGCTACTGTACCTTGGGAAACAGGTGACTCACTTCCGACGAAGTCTACTAGAGACTGAGTTCTTTCGTCTGTCCATTTTGGTAATGCCATGTTTAATTTTCCTCTATTAATTCCTTAACATTGTTTATTATAAGGACACCCCGTTCTCGGGCTGTCTGCGTTTTGGCTGACTCTATTCCACTTTCATTTACTAAATGAGTGCAGTCCTTAGTCAGACTGGATTTTACTACATAACCGTAGCGGTTGAGAACTTGTTGTGCATGAGCCTTAGTTGGGTAAGTTTTTAGTTTACCAGTGATACAGACAACTCCTATCGTAGGTTTCCGTTCTACTTTTTCAGCCGTCCAACTGAAAGGTAAAGTGTCTGCAAGTCGCTGAGGATAATAATCGTCCTCTAACCAGTTGAGTAAATTCATGCTAGCCTTCGGGCCGATACCCGCCTCAGTACAACTTTTCTCGGTTATTTCTTCGATGTGTGAAATACTATCGCATAACTTTTGAGAAGCCGACCGACCAAAAAGTGGAATAGCAAATGCTGGCAAAAGTGTCTGTAGACTTGCGTTCTTCGAGTTATTTAACTCTTGGAACAACTTTTCTGCCAACCTTGCCGAACCTAGTCTTTGTTCTATTTCCGCAACTGTTAACTCATAAAGTTCTTGAAAGGATTCGATTTGCAACTTTGTTATGGTTGCTGGACCGAGTCCTTTAATTTTCAGAGAGGTTGCAAAGTGTTGCAATTTTTTGTCCCACTGAGCGGGGCAACTCTTGTTATAACAATATAACAGGTCGTTGACTCTCTCTAACTCAGTACCACATGAAGGGCAATGAGTGGGTTGTAAAATTGGTCTCACTTGTTCTTTCTCTCTTTCAAATATATAATATATTATATAAAAATTTTGAGCATTTGTCAAGAACTATTTTTTGGAAACTGCCCGAAGATTGAGAACTAAATTTCATCATCTTCATAGACATAGGTATCAGGGTTGTAATTTCTACGCAACCTCCATTCAAATAACCATGTCTTTAATTTTTTCCATAATTTCTTAATCATAAATTTTCAATGCCTCTATATCTTTTATAACTTTCTCTGCGAAATAATCATGACCTTCTTGCAAAGGGTGATTCTTGACGCCAATAGGTAAGCCTCTAGACTTACACTCTTCTAGAAACCCTTTCTCTTTTAGAAAAGGTAATTCTCTATAATAAAATGAAGCGGGTAATTGTTCAGTTGTCCAAACATTATTAGCACCTTCATAAAATTCTGCATCACATAAGTACATTAAAGGTTTTATATTACCTGAACTTGCTGTATAAAACAAGTATGGTACTCCTTTTGACTCTAAGTAATGTTTTGTCATTAGCATATCATGTAGACTTTTTATTAAGTCTGAATATGCATTAGTAAATCTATGCGCCCAACCATTCTTCACTAACCAATCACTATCATCATCATTGGGGTGTCGAGTAACTTTACTAGACTCTAGTACTTTTTTTGTATTTAAATCGTACCTATGCGGAGCATTAGGGTGCCATTGTAGACCCTGCCATGTGGTTCCTCGCATATATTCAAATCTATTGATGAATGTCCACATAATTATAACTAATTCTGGCTCATACATCTCTACTCCCGTTAGAGTAGTTCTAGCAATTCTATCATTGCTTCCCCCTACTTTTGCTCTGTTCTTAAACTCTTTGCCAAAATGATTAGCAACTTGTCTACCAAAGTGTTGTCTAGGTCTAGGTAATTCGCTTCCTTTTACAAAGGAGCAACCGTTTAAATATATCATCAGCCCTGATTGTGCCTTCTATCTTTTTGTTGTTTAATATGTTTCTTAGATAATTTTTTAACTTTTTGTTGTGCTTGGCGCCTCATATACTTTTCCTCTATCTTTTATTAAAAATCCGTTCAAATGGTCAAGTTCATGTTGAATCCTGACTGCATCGAACCCTGTAAACTTTCTTCTTACAACTGCAAACTCTTCTCCTCTTACAGTTGTATATTCTATTGATATAGTTCTTGCCCTACTTGTTCTTACTTCTGTGTTAGGACAACTTAGGCAACCCTCCCAATGTTTCTTCTTCATAGAACTTAATTCTAGTATTTTTGGATTTATAAATATTTCTAATGGGTCACCTGTAATAAAAATTCTTTTTGGTACGCCTATCTGTATTGCAGCAATACCTATGCCATTTACTTCTTTCATGGCACTTTCCATCTTTTTTACGAGTTCATCTAACTCTTCGACTGTACCTTCCCAGTCTTTTGACATCTGTCTTAATACTTTGTCATCTGTTACTATCAATATACGCCTACCTTATACTTCTCACTGAAGTCTTCTGCTTGTTCCCATGTATTAACTATTGGTTGACCTTTTATATTAAGACTTGTATTTAATAACATGGGAACTTTTGTTCTTTCATAATATTCTTCTAGTATCTGTCTTAATACTGATTGGCAATCTTTTCTAACTACTTGCACTCTAGCACTGCCATCTATATGAGTAACACTACTGTAATCGTGTAATGCTTCTGCAGTAAACTGCATATACTCATTCATATATCCATCAAAGTATTCTAGTGCAAACTCTTCAAGTATCGCTGGGGCAAAAGGGCGAAACTTTTGTCTTCGCTTGATGGTATTGACTGTATCTTTAATATTGTAGCGAACATCACCAAGAAGACTACGGTTGCCAAGCGCCCGAGGTCCAAATTCTGCTTTTCCATTTGCTACTCCTACTACTTTGTTCTTTAATAATTGTGTTACTACTATCTTTGGATTAATCCATCTTTGTATATCATGTCCAAGATATGGGTCTACCCATTTCAAAGGTTTCTTTAGATAACCTGCTACCGCCCCGATAGCACTACCAGAGTCTCCTGGACTTGGTAATATCCATACTTTTTCAAATTTGGGGTGAACTACTTTTGAGTTTGCTACACAGTTTAGTGCAACTCCACCACCATAGCATAACTTATTACCAAAAGCACTTGCTTTTTTCATTATGTCATCTAATTTCCATTCTAAGTGTAACTGTGCTGATGCGGCAATGTCATATGGGTGTTCTCCTTTGAAATCATCTAATCCAAAACCTTTATGTAGGTTTGCGTATTTGGAGAAACACCATTCCATATTTATATCTGCATCTCCATACGCTGCCATACCCATTGTGATATATTCATCTTCGTTTGGTTTGAGTCCAAGACGCTTCGTTATAGCACTATAAAATAATCCTAATGATTGTGGATATTGTTCACTATATACTATCTCGCCCTCTTTCCAAATAGTGGTGCAATCCCATTCTCCGATTGCATCAATAACTACACATACTGTATCATTACTAGTATCCCAAGGAGCAGTCCATCTTGCTGCTGCCATATGACTTTCGTGATGTTTTAAATAAGTTTCATACCCTGGAACAGGTAGTGGTTTCATACCATGTGCTACTCTTCTTTCATTTTTTAACTTCACATCTTCGTGAAAGATTACTTTATCATGACGAAGTCTTCTATACTCAGGTGGATTCATTCTGCAATTTTTGATTCTAGTAAACCTCTCTGATTGTGAGGCGAACTCTATCTCCCGCTTCTCGTTTACGAGAGCGACTGCTGCATCATGGAATCCTTCTGAAATCCCTAAGTATCTCATAACTTAATTGCCAATAATAGAAAGATTGCTAACATAATCATATTTGCCATAAGCATAAGTAGACCAAGAATAGTATGATACCATATCCATCTAGTCTTGTAAGCATTTTCTATTGACAGTTCGGCAGGGTCGGCATCGGAATTAAACTGTTCTACTCTAGTTTCTTCTTTGCTACCCCAGAGAATTTCTTTCCAATTCTTATTCAAACTTTTCATTCTTTTTTGGGAAACTCCTTAATATTTTGCTTGTTATTTTAAAACATTCTGTGTGACCACCAAAGTGGTGTTCGGGTTCGAACTTATCAACTAAAAACTCTGCGTGTAGTTTTTGTTCCCATCTCCAGCAATCATATAGACTGCCAGACCAGGTACGCTGAATTCTTAGGTCATAATTTGTAAACCCACGACTTCTTTTAATAACATGACGCCAATCTTTACCACTAGCAATTCCTACTTTGATAACTTCTCTTTGCCATGTTTTTCTATTTACTAATACAACGCCGTATAGAACACCTTCCCGTTCTCTTTCTTCGGGACGAGTGCTAAAATAAGTTTCGTTATAAACTCCACTCATGCGATTAGGACTGGAACGACATATCTAAGTAGCCCGCCACCTAAGATTACAACTGCTACTGCATTTAATATAATCAAGGCACGGTCTTTCCATAGTAGTCCAACCCATAACCAACCCATACAACCAGAAAAAGATAGTATCAAATCTGCCAAAGGAAACATACCTTCTGCTCTAAACATCATTGCTGATAATAACATAACCGAACTAACCCATTTTACATACCAAGACAAGTCTTGTTTAGGGGTAGCAGACTTAAATATTCTTTTACTGTTTTTAACTTCTTCTTTAGTGAAGTTCGCCATCTAGTTCTCCATTATATAACATTGTATAGTATTCTTCAAATATAACACGGAACTCTTCTAAGGTAGGTATATTTACATAATTAGGAGCAGTTCTATGTAGTTGTCTAATATAGTATTCATACTCGTCCATCAGTTGTGCTTCTGTATATAATATCATTACACTCTCCTCAGAATCTTTGGGATTATTTCCCCACTTCTAATAACTTCTACATTACAACCAATCTCTAGTTCCATTTCTTCAATGAATCTAATATTGTGTAGTGTTGCTCTTGATACTATTGCGTCCCCAATAATACATGGGGATAGTATTGCTGTAGGAGCAACTACTCCTGACTTACCTGTATTCCACTCGACATCTAGTAGTTCTGTTACTACTGCTTGTCCTTGTGTCTTCATGGCATAAGCGCCACGAGGGTGGTGACTTGTGTAGCCTAATTTCTCAAAATATTCTCTATTGTCTACTCTTGCCACAGTCCCATCATGTGGAAACTCATTCCAATTCGAACGGGTAACTGTATTGAACCCCATCTCGTATAACTTAGTGAGGTCACTAGTCCAACTACCCGTCAGAGTCGGTTGAACATCATACGCAATAAAAGTTAGATTTCGTTCTTTGAACTTATCCATATCTTTTAAATTAAGCGCTCCACTTGCATAATTTCTAGCATTTGGAATATCTTTGGGGGCTACAACCTCCCCTGTAATAAATAATGTTCCTTCTACATTTACATTTGAAACTACATGATTCAATTTAGAAGTAATATCCTCGCCTCTCTTACCATCACCGCGTTTGAGACCAAGAGATAAGCACCCATCTACATAACATAAAGACACAGCACCGCCGTCCAACTTGGGAGTAACGATAATGTCTTGGTTAGGATAATCTGGTGCACGACTTTCTGGGTCGTCAATGAATACCTTTTGTAAAGAATACATAGGATACATGTGCTTGAATGTTATATTACTACTTCCAGCACCCACTTTGTCATTCAGATAAGTATTGTCTGCGAGTCTATCGTAGACTTCATCTGGAATAATGGGATTGCCTTGCTCGTAAGCAATATTACATTGCTCGAGGTATTCTTCTAAATTTTTCATAATATATATTATACAAGATTTTTGAGGGTGTGTCAAGAACTATTTTTCTTGAGGAGGGAAGAAGTTACAGGTATATATCGTCTAGGATATCCTTGAAGTGATTCTCAAGAACTCCTTTAACTTCTGATAGGGATAAGATTTCAACTAATGCACTAAATAAATTACGACTGTTATCAAAGTCTAAAGGCATGGCGATACCGTCCTTGGTAGGCTTCCAGTTTTCGTCAAAGTCTTGATAGTACTTTCGAAGATGGAGGTATTCCGTTCCTTTGAAGGTATTTATCGTGAGCATTATTTTCTCTTGTCTGTCGCTGTTATAATGAATTTCTTTTTCATAAACAGGGGGTGCTTCGTAAATATCCATCATTTATTCTTTAGTATTGCGGACAACGGAACAATAGATGTAATATTAGCAGGGACTAGTAATCTGAAAGAATCAGTGTCCCAACAAAACAACAACACTTGATGTTGATTAGGTTTTGCTCTATTTCTTTTACTTTTAATGTATTTATTGTCAAAATCTCTAGTACAGACATTATACTTTAATCGTCTGCTGTTTTGACTTCGATAGGTTACTATGGCATCGCCATGTCTATCAATAGTTTTCTTAAAGTCATCTATTTTCATGCGTTTCCTGTAGGTTAGTATAATGTATTGTACCGTGCTACATGGTGAAACTTTGAAAGGTCAAACTCAAAGACAACAAAATACCCAGCAGGAATTGCTTCCTGCCGAGTAATAGGGGTAGTTACTTGTTAATCTGTTCGATTAACTCTGCAAAATACTTTGCAGCCTTACCAGTTAGTTTACCGATAATGGCTTCGTCTGCTTCTGCACCAGCATCGCTGATTGCATCTTTCAGACTTTGTTGAGCGTCAGCGATAGAAACTCTACCACCGCCACCATTGCCACTTGATGCTCTAACTGCTGGAGTTTTCTTTACATAAACTCCTGCCTTAGTAAGAATCATTCTGACTCCATTTGGGCTCTCGCCTAATTCGTCAGCCACCATCTTTACTATCTCCATACTGTTTTCTGGAGTTGGTTCTTCTGCAGTATACATCTCTACTGCTTGAGCCTTTGCTTCATCTGTCCAAGCCACTTTTCTTCTCCTTTTTGTTTTATAAGATTCAGGTAGACCTGGACACCAACCAGTAGCCTCCCGCATCTGCATGTAAAATCTATCACTCATTGATATCTTCCTTAAATAATATAATTATATTATACAAGAATTTTGGGCATGAGTCAAGAACTATTTTTTATATCCTATAGCCGTAGGTTGTAATGTCATCTTTATACAACTCAGTAACTAAAGTTATAGTCTTAATTGTATACCACCTATCCCACATAGGTATTGCATATTCACCTTCGAGTAATGAAGTATCTACTACTCCTACTTCTAAATCCTTTAGTTCTCGTTTCCAATCTTCAAATCTGATAAGATATGGGCAATCTTTATAAAGACTATATTGAGTAGGTATCTGCTGTTCTTGAATCCATTTATCTAAGCCAATGTAATCTAATGACTGATAATATGCAGATACTAATCTTTCGTATGGATTACGAACTACTCCTATCTTACCTTTATCTGATTCCAGATACAAACTCAGATTCATTCTCTAACTCCCTTGCTAATGCTTTTATATTTGCAACATCATACTCAGATGGCGTATCGGGAAGAGATTTTACTGTGTCTAGTAATGCTACTAATTTTTGTGCACATTGTGCTACCGTGTGTACTCCACTCATTTAAAGTTCCTCTTAAGACTTTCTAACTTATCTTCCAAGTCTACAAGTTTTTGTACTTCTTGGTCGATGGTTTCTATAATATCCCCATGTTCTGCTAATCCAACATGAGACCCTAATAAAACTTCTATATTAATCTTGTGGGCTTCTATACCACCCTCATAAAATTTCATAAGTGCTTTTACTAACTTTTCTCTATAATTATTCATTTCCTGTTACCGCTTTTAAATATGACTTCAAAAACACCTCTCTTAAATGTTCTGAGAACAAACATGGAAAAATGAAAGGTGTAGCAAATAAACTAAATAAGGCAAACAGTATGCCACCGTAAATTTTATGTTTATATACTATATTATTTTTGTCATATACTCCAAGCACTTTCATCGCTGGGTAATAAAGATGTGTTATCGTCATTAACCAGAGACCCAAGTACCCTGCTATTAAATATTCCATATTTCTTGCCTTTTATCATAGTGAGTTTATATTCACTCCGTATTGTTCTAAATGTTTCAGACTTCCTAAGTCGTAAGCGAGAGCAGAAGCATAGAAACCACATCTACTACCATCAAGCCAAGGGAAATAACTTTTTGCTATTGCCTCTTGTGGTACAGGGTCTAGAACATATAAATTATACATCTTTGCTCCATACTTTTCTTCGTAGTTGACTGCTTTCTTTGGGTCGCCTTGACAAGCATACCCTGCGCGTTCTACTTGGTGTTGAATCGTTACCTCGTATCTGATTTCTGCAAATCTATTTTTACGAGGATACCACACCTTCTCTCCTATTGCGAACTCTTCTGCTACACATTCTTCAGGTAGCATGTAAGTTCTATGACCTTCATAGTCATTATCGGCAAGTTTTTTAGGGACTCCCACCCTTTCTAAGATTGCTCTAACAAAGGCAGGGGAACGATACATTCTCTCTGATATAGTAGAGATGTTATCTCCATCAAGATAATCTACAATGACTGTCTTGATTTCATCTCTCGTTGCTCCTTTACCTTTTAGTTGAGACTTCCTAGTGTCTCTATACTCCGATAACTCTAAGTAATCCTCTATGATTCTCTTAAGTCTGGTCGTGTTATACCTAATATTAAGAATACCACAGGCTTCTTTTTTGGTTATCGGATTCTCTCCGCTAAGTAAGTTATGTACTTTAGCGATATTATCTCTCGATAAATTTTCTCCTGCTTTTGCTCTAATCAAAATGTTTACTCCCTAGCACCATTATAGCGTAGTGAATAATTTTTAGCAAATCATCAGGATTATGTCCGTTCTTTTTTCCATATCTTTGAGCATATTTGATTATGTTTCCTATACAGAAACCCTCGCCATGTCCAGCGTCAAATATAAACTCTGTTGATTGAATTTTTTCTTGTGAGTAATGTTTATCATATGTCTGTATAATATGATTTCTAACCCAGTTTAGTACTTCTTCTTCTTTAAATGTGTTCATTCTGTCATAAAAACTATTAATTGTGTTAATCTACCTGTTTCTTTATTCTTACCAAAACCTGCCCTGTCTGGAGCATGATAATGATTGCCTTTATAAAGAACCAACCTATTGTATATATTACTAGCAGACGCATGTTTAACCCACCCAACTGGTGGAACTTGTTTTGGTAGTTTTCCTACACCATCGTCTCTAATCTTTACTCCATCTTCTTTTCTTATCCACAAGGAAGTTCCTGCATCAAGTGGAGCATTTGGGGTGAGATAGATGACACCTGCCCATAGTTTATAGTTTTGTGACTTCTCCAGTTCTTTTCGTTCTGGTGTTGCGTCATGATGTACCCAGTTTGGCTCTGTGTCACCTATCCCAAGATTGAAAACACAATTTATTTTCCCTTTAGAATACCAACGAACAATTTTCCTATTTAGTAATTGTTCCATTCTATTCTTCAAATAAATAAAGTTTTCGTTGTCTAATTCTTTTGTTCTTGCACCAGGGTGCATTATTTTTGTTATTTTATTTGTTACTCTGTCTATAATTGTACCATTCTGAAAGGTACAAGATAAAGCATACTTTCGTATTTTATCAGGGTCTGGGTAGAAGTCGTCTACTATGTAGAACATTACTTCTCCAGTTCATCTAATACATCGAGTCCGCCCTCAATCTTTGCGAGGTACTCTTTTTTATCTGCTAATTGTTTTTCTAACAGACCGATTTCAGCACTTACTTTTTCATGCTGAACTTTTAAATTGTTTCTTAATAATTGTGTTTGTTCCATAGTTTGTGGTTGTGGTGTCATTACACCAAACAAATCTTCCATACTTCTAGTGGTTTTTTCCATGATTTCTCCATGCTCTAAGAAGTTGACTACTTCCGTCCTTCTTAATTACTTTTAGTTGTCTGCGTAAGTGCATATCTGTACTTGCTTTATCAACATACTGTTGTTTCTGTTCATCAGTCCAACTATCTGGGAATGTTACTCTATTATCCCCAACTTTCCATACTTTATCACTCATTGTGTTATTCTCTTGTCATACCATGCTTCATCTTCATTCCACCAGTATGGCTTGTCACGATGTGACCATGTTGCAAATGTCGCCTTGTCTGTGTGATAGAACAGTCTGTAACTCCCAATCACATCATCAGGGTCTTGTAAATCTTCAGGCATTGCCATACCGAAAGGTGTCAACCCCTTACGAGGTAGATTCTTTGGTTCTGGCAACGCATTTACAACTTCTACTACTGACTTGTGTTGTTTACCATAACGGTAATGATACTCGTCATTAAGGGCATTTGCATAGCAATGTACCCATTCGAAGTTGTCCAAAGACGACCTAGTCCAAATACTACAAGGGTGATTTTCCATTGTAGGTAAATATGGAATAGGTCTTTCAGGAATCGGTAAGTCTTTTACTTCGGCTTTCGCCTTTAGTAATTCTTTTCTTTCTTCCTTATCAAGTTTGTGTGGGCAAAAACCCAATACTTTGTCTACCCACATAGCAGTGCATAGTAACTGTGCTGCTTCAAGTGGCATTTTTACAATGTGTTTATCCACATGGTATTCTGCACACTTATCTAAATCATTATCTAAAAAGAATAAATTCATCTAATCCAGCACTTATATCCTGTGCACTCCTTTAGTGGTATGTCGCAATACTCGCACAATTGCTTTCTATCATAGTCTCGCTTTGACTTGTGGAAGCCAGCGCCTGACTTATGTCTAGAATGTTTTGCGACTAGATTTGGTTTACTTGATTTTTTCATATAGTATATTATACTAAATTTATAACCATATGTCAAGTACTATTTTTTGTCTCCATTGAACGCACTGCTTGACTTACTTGTTCCAGCATACAGCCCGAACCAAGCCGCGCCAGCACCTACTATAATGGAGATTAGTCCCGATTGTTCGAGACTTGGGTCTGGTAATGCCATAAACCACATAGTTGAGTAGTATAGTAAGAATATATAAACACTCAAAAAGAGTCTAGGAAATATTCTCCAACTATCAACTGCTGCCGCTAAATGAATTACTTTTTGCCATGGATTTTTTGTATCGTCATGCTCTAACATAAATATCTTTTGTTTCAAGTCATTGTTTTCTTGAATCATTGCCATAAACTTATTAAGGTCTATCTCAACTTCATTTCTATCCATGTCGCCTGCAAATCTTCCATCTTGATTCATAGTTTCTCCTATGGTTTCCAATCATACCAATCATTCCTTAGATAAGGTTTTTCACTCCGTTCACGGAAATGAAGACTGATTGATATTCTCGGACCTGTTGTAGTCACACGGTGATACAACTTTTTGGGTATGTATAACAAATCGCCAGGAGATAAAGTGAATTTACTGTTTAAGGTAGCGTCCTCACTACGAAAACGCTGACCGTCTTTACCTTCTGCATACTCGTTAAAAATATACCACTCAACATCGCCTCTAACATGGAACAAAAAATTATCCGTGCTATCGGCATGGGTAGGAAAACAATGTGCATCTGCTTTCTTACTGCAATACAAATTTGCCTGTCCTACTCCGTACTCTCTTTCGAACTCTTGACATTGTTTCCAAAGATTCTCATTTAGAAACTCACTTAATGTTAGTATAAATGTACAGCCTTCGTTCCAAAGTTTAAAAATTTCTTTTCTACTTTTCTTTTCTGGTGATTTCTTTTTACACCATTTATTTCCATCTGGTAGAATAATCTGTAACTGAGGAGTTCTATCCCACGCTCCAATATTTATCTGATTCAAATAGTTGTCTAATTCTATCCAACTAAAATAATCTTTAAATCTATTATCTTTAGACTTCCATACATGATAGCGTTTACCTTTTACTTCTTCATATAAGGTCTTTCTAGTCATAGGATATATTAATTCATTAAAATTCATGTGACTTTGCTATCATTGTTGTTTTCTCATTTAGTTTCC